AAACCCTCAAAATCTGCTAAGAAAGCAGACGAAGATTCAGAAACGGAGAGCTAAAAAATGGCCACTGAAACCTACCTCGCCCAGCCGAAAGTCACGATTAACAGCGTCGATTTGCAGGATCAGGCCACGGCCGCGCAGCTGCTGGTTCGCTACGAGGCCCAAGAGTCCTCGAGCTTTGCCAGCCCTAACCGCTTCTACGTTTCGGGCATGGGCAATCATGAGCTGACCGTAACCCTTTACATGAGCTACGCCGCCAGCGAAACCTACGCCACGCTCAAGAGCCTGGTCGGCACACAGACCACCGTTCGCGTGCAGCCAACCAGCGCCGTGGACAGTGCCACAAACCCAGGTTTCGTACTGACAAACTGCTACCTCGAGGAACTGCCGGTGCTGAACGCACAGCTTGGCACTTTGTCCACCATCGACATTGTTTTCCGTGGCGGCACCTACACCGAGGACACCACAAACCCGTAATGGCCTAGCGGCCCGACACGAAAGGAAACATTATGAAGCTGCGCTACCGCGTCACGCGTACCGGCATGGAACCCTACGAGGTGAACACCAACCTATTCGTAGTGGTTGCATGGGAACGCAAGTTTAAAACAAAGATCAGCGCCATGCGCGACGGCTTTGGTTATGAAGACATGGCCTACCAGGCGTATGAAGCCAGCAAACTGGCCAACGTGGTAGTCCCCGTCACGTTCGACGATTTTATCCGTCAGCTCGAAGACCTCGAGGTAGTGGATCAGGAACAAGAAAACCCTACCCACGCGGAACAATCCGCAGAACACTCGCAGAGCTTCTAGTAATCACCGGCTGGTGGCCGCCCCACATAGACTTTGAAACAGAAGACCTGCGCACTGTCGCAGACATTCTGGAAAGGCAACACCGTGAGCGCAGCCGCCAGCGTTGAAATCTACGGCATACAGGAAACGCTAAAAGCGTTAAACGATCATGACCGTCTATTGCGCCGGCAAATCACTAAAGACATTCAGGGTGGGGCCGGCAAAAAACTGGTGACCGCCGCCCGCGAACTGATCCCGACCACGAAAACCAACCCGAAGAATGGGCGGCCCGCCCCACTAACTGGCATGACTCGAGGCAGCCTAATAGGTGGCCGCGAAGGCACAGCCTGGGATACCGACCGCGTGAAACAGTCCATTGTTACGGTGGTTGGTGTACGGGCCCGCAACGAGCGCACCGTCACGTTCAGCAACGGCAACGTGGCCAACTTCAAAGCCACCCCATACCAGCTGCTGGTGCTACGTCAGAAAGACGCGGCCGGCGCTATCTGGGATCACTCAGGTATTCGTGGCGGCGGCCAGTTTGTGGCCAACCTGGTGGCCGAAGGTGACCACGTAGGCCCGAGTGACGCGCCTCGCGCACTGCGCCCCGCGGCTGAGGCCACAGTGCCAGCTGTCGAGCAAGAGCTAGTGGCTATTATTGGGCGGGTAAACGAGATTCTTAATCGGAACATGATCGTAAAGGCACGCGACTGATGGCTATTAACATTCCGATTCTTTCGAGCCTGGACACAAAAGGATTTGACCGCGCCAAGAAAGAGTTTCAAAGCCTGAACGGCGCGGCCGCCAAATCCAAATATGCACTACAGCAGGCCGCCCTGCCGGCCGCCGCCGCGTTCGCGGCTGTCACCGGCGCATTGGGCTTGGCCGCTAAGGCTGCTGTAGAGGATCAGAAAGCCCAGGCGTTGCTTGCCCAGCAGTTGCGGGCTTCGACTAACGCCACTGACGCACAGATAGCCGCCGTCGAAGGGTATGTCACGAGTGCCAGCCGCGCCGCGGCCGTGTCTGATGATGAGATCAGGCCGGCCCTGTCGGCGCTTGCTCGTTCGACACAGGACACAGCCAAGGCCCAAGACCTGCTGACACTCGCCCTTGACGTATCCGCGGCGACAGGCAAGAGCGTTCAGTCCGTTTCTGAAAGTCTCGGAAAAGCCTATTTGGGCAACTTCACGGCGCTGCGCAAACTTGGCGTGCCGCTCGACGAATCCATAGTCAAATCAAAAGATTTTGACGCGGCCCAAAAAGCCCTGGCTAAAACCTTTGGTGGCGCAGCCGCAACCGCGGCCGGCACAATCGAAGGCCGTTTTAGAGCTGTGTCTATCTCCCTAAACGAGGCGAAGGAAGCGATAGGCGCGGGCCTGTTGCCCGTGGTGGAAACGGTGCTGCCATTCCTGCAAAAGCTCGCCCGCTGGGCCGAGGACAACCCTGCCGTTTTCCGAAATGTTGCCCTGGCCATTGCCGGCGTGACCGCCGCCGTGGTTGCGCTAAATATCGCCATGTCTCTTAACCCGTTTGTGCTTTTGGTTGCCGCCGTGGGCGCTGTGATCGTGGCCATGGTTGGCCTGTACACCAAGTTCGAAGGTTTCAGAAAACTGGTGAACACGGTAGTAAACGCTGTCATTGGGTATTTCGAGACAATGATTAACGGCTGGATTACCGCTATCAACCTGTTCGTTAAGGGCATTAACATGGTCGGCGGGATTCTGCGCAAGGTCGGCATAGACCTGGGCAAGCTCGAAGAAATCGGCCAAGTGTCGCTGGGCCGCCTGGCAACGTCCTGGGATAAAGCCACCGGCAGCGCCGCCGACTTTCGCAAAGCCGAGCAGGAAAGCCTGAAAGCCTACGAACAGTCAAAGGCCGTTATTGACGCGCAGACCGGCAGCATGGAAGACCTCGACCAGGCCAGTGGCGGCGCAACCAAAAAGGTGAAAGAAACCGCCAAGGCTGTCCGCAACGAACTAACCCCAGCCGTACAGGAAGCCGTACAGCAAATCAAAGACCGTTTCAGCCCCGCGTTGCGGGACGCTAACGACAGGCTGACCGAAGCGCAGAACACTTACAACGATTTTTACAGCACTGTGCGCGGCGGCGTAGCCGGCATTTTTGACATCGGTAAAGCGTTTGAAGACGCGGCCGACAGTGAAGGCGCTAGCACATTCTTTGACCAGCTGGGCATACAGGCCGGCAAGGCCGAAGACTTTGCCGCCGATATCGAAACCCTGGTAAACCGCGGCCTCACTAACCCCGCCCTGCTGCAAATGATTATGAGCGCAGGCGGCGAAACTGGCGCAAAGATCGCTGACGCGTTGGCCAACGGCAGCGCCGACCAGATCGGCCAGCTGCAAAAACTGACTGACCGCGTGAGCAGTGCGGCTGACCGTATCGCCCTGCTGACCGCCGACAAGTGGTATAAAGCCGGCGTGGATCAGGCCACCGCGATTGTGGACGGCATTAACAGCGTCATTAGTGAAACCGAGTTCCAGCTAAAGTTCGTCACCAGCGTTGCCGGCGCTCAAATCGTCGGCGGCAACTTCGACGCGGCAATAGCCCAGGTAACCACTGGCGGCGCGGCCGACTACGCCAACCTTGACCCAGGCACCGCCTATGATTGGGCCTACGGCCTAGCCGGTATTCCCCAGGCGGCCAGCAACCTGACCAACAACAATGTAAGTACCCGTTCCATGAACGTGCAGATTATGGGCGGCGACCCCAACGCCGTCGTGGATCAGTTGCGCCGTTACAACCGTTCTAATGGCCCTGTGCCGGTAACCACTTATGGCTGACGCTTTTGAGTGGCGCGTCACGTTCAAACCCAGCACCACTTGGGTGGACTTGCCCAACGTGAACGGCGTGTCGATTTTCCGCGGCCGCCGCCAACAGATCGACGATTACAGCATTGACACAATGGTTGTGTCGAGTCTGTTCCCAGGAGACTGGTCTACCGTGCCTAAGCTTGGTGATCCTGTCGTGGCTTACGTACACAAGCCTGGCGTAGTTATAGGTGTCGATGATTTTGACGCGTTTTGGGGCCGTATCCGTGACGTAAAAATAGACTATGGCATAGTTCCAAACGAAGACAGGGTGACGATTGAGTGCGAAGGGCTACAGGCTGATTGGGGCCGCGCACAACTAAACGGTTTTGTGCTGGCCCAGGACAAAACAGACGAACAAATATTAGACGTTTCTACAGCGGTCGGCTTAAATGTGGCCCAGTTTTTTGGGCGGTCGATCGGTTCAGGGATCACATACACAGGCAACGCCATGAACCTGGCTAACGAGATTACTAGAACGGAAGAAGCACGATTCTTTGCGGGTTCTCCCAGCCACCTTGGCACCCAATACCTGTACTGGTTTGGACGGAACACCACCCAACAAGCCACCCAATATTTCAGCGACGGCACCGTGACCAACCAGCCTTTACAGCTGCGATATGACGGGATCCAGTTCCGCTCCAGCGCCGACAACTACTACAACAGTGTCACGATTACGCCACAGTCAGTAGCGGCCCAGACTGCCACGCTGGGCGTTACGCCTGTTTACGGCTGGAATAAAGACACCTTGGACTACACAACTGCCCAGGCCGCCGACCACGCCCAATGGGTACTAAACAACTTTCAGACCAAAGACAGCCAGTTACAGGAAATCACATTTACCGAGATTCAGCAGATCCCGCGTTATGACACCGGCCAATACAACGGCGCTATTTTGGATTTGCTCACTAGCGCGGTCGCTTACCGCGCACAGGTCGGGTTTCGCGGCACAGTTTACCGAACCATTATCGAGGGAATCGCAATCACAGCCACACCTGGCGTGACGCGCATTACGCTATACATGTCCGGCGAAGACACAAACGCGTACCTGATCCTGAACGACACAACCTACGGCACGCTCAACAACAATAAACTGGGGTACTAAATGGCCATTAAAACATTCACCACCGGCGAAGTGCTCACCGCGGCCGACACAAACACGTACCTGGCCAACGCTGGGCTGGACTACATCACGCAAGCGTCATGGGTAAGCGGCGCGGCCGTAAATGTAAATAACTGTTTTACGTCGAAATATTCGTCATATCGGCTAGTGGTAAGAAATGCAAAACACGCCACCACGGCCGTGTCGATCCTGTTTCGTTTGCGCGTGGGCGGCGTGGACAAAGGCACAAATGGTTACTATTACAGCCACCGCTACATTCCCATGACCGTGACTGGCGGCCAAGATGACGGGTCGGCCAACGCCGCTTATATCGTCCCTGGGCTTGTGGCGACAACGGCCAACGCAGGAGTGGCAACTATAGACATACACGATCCCCAAAAAACTGCCATTACCTCGCTTACCTACCAAGGCGCATGGTCAGGGACTACCAGCGCCAGCGGGAACTACAACGGCGGCGGGTTCCTCAACGACACGGTGGCCTATGACGGCTTTAGCCTGACCGCCAACACCGGAAATCTCACAGCGCTTACCGTTTACGTTTACGGGTACAGGGAGTCCTAATGAAACCAACACTTACAGACCACGACGCGCAAACTGGCGTGACCGTCGCGCGCGAAATGACCGATGAAGAATACGCGGCCCTGCTTGACTCGGGCTGGACTGAAGAAGGAGAACCTGCAGAATGATTTGGCGCACCACTTTTGTGGTGGTGCTTTTCGCGAGTCTGCTAGTTGCGTGCCAGGACAGGGTGCGCGAACTATGTCCCGACCAGGTGGCCGTGAGCACCACGTACAGGACAAAAAACAAGGCCCTGGGCGTTAGCCCTGGCATAACATTGGCGCAGAACGCCACAGCTGAACGTCGAGGCAAATGCTAATGAAACCCCGTTACACCACAGACGAACTAAACGGCCGGCTGCGCTTCATCGTCGGCTGCTGCCTCGCTGTCACCATGGTTGGAACAATCTTCACCGCCCTTTACGGCCTGCTTTTCGTTTCGCAACCCATGGAACAATCGCCAAATGACGCGGCACTATTCGACCTCATCACCCCTATTGCCACCTTCCTGGTTGGCACCCTGTCCGGCGTAATGCTCGGCAGCAACCGCAAAGACAGCAACGGCGACGGGAAACCCGACTAATGGAATACACCGGCCGCGCAGACTGCCCACAGCCAGGCAAACGCCCAGGCACCGAAAAGCTCGTGCAGCTCATGGTGCAGCGTTTCGGGTTCACAAACCTTGGCACCTACGCCAACAGGCCCGCCCGCGGCCAGTCATTCATAAGCGTTCACAGCTCAGGCCGCGCCATGGATCTAGGCTGGGCTGACCCTGCCCAGGCGGCCGTAGTGGCCAAATGGCTGGTGGACAACTACGAAACGTTGGGCCTCGAGGAGATGCACGATTACGCCGGCACCACAAAACAAGGCTGTGAAACGTGGGGCCGCGGCTGGCGTTGCAACCGCAACGGCAAACCAGGCTGGAAAGACTACACAGCCACCGAAAACGCCGGCACCCCAGGCCCGTCCAGCCGGTGGTACCACCTCGAGCTAACCCCAGCCATGGCCGACAATGACAGGGCTGTGGTCAAAATGTGGAAGGGCCTGACAAAACCCGAAGCATGGGTAGGGAAACCGAAAACCGCCAAATAGGCGCACCCTGCCGTTAGGGTTTCTTTACCTAGTCCCGACCTAGAAAGCAGGCAACAATGAAAGCTGCCCGACTCGCCGCCGTAGCGGCGGCCCTCACAATCGTTACCGCGGCCCCTGTGGACGCGCACCACCGGCCCACAGACAAAGGTTGCCGGTACTACGTCGATCTGGCCCGCACCGTTGGCTGGCCCAAATCCGAACGCGCAAACCTTAAACGGATCATGTACCGCGAATCCCGCTGCCACCCTGAGGCAATCAACTGGCAAGACCCACACGGCGGCAGCTGGGGCCTTGCCCAAATCAACCTAAGCAACCTGGGCTATATGCGCCGGCAAGGAATCGCACAAACCCGCGAAGACCTACTGAACCCGCGCACCAACCTGAAAGCCGCCCTAGCCCTATGGCAGCTGTATGGGTGGCGGCCGTGGCGCGGTAGTTCCACCACCCCCGTGTCATAGTTGCTACTATGGCCGTACTTTCACCCGACAGAAAGGCAACCAAATGACCCGACCCGTACCAGGCGACGCAATCAGCGAAGCCCTGCACCGTCTTATCGAAGACGCAAAAAACCCCAGCAAATACGCGCTTATTGGCCGTTTGCAGAAACACGCGCTGACCTACGCCCTCGAGGACGGCCAGCTATACCGTGACCTGATGGACGCAATCGAAATGCTGGGCGGCCAACGTGCTTAAAATCGTCGCCGTTATTGCCATGGTGGCCCTGTTGGGTTCGATCCTGGCTTACACGTTCGCTGTCATTGTCGAAGATGACCCGACCCATTTCTACGAGTAGCCATGCCTGGACAGATCCACAATCCCAACGAGTGGGACGGTGATTGCCTTTTCGGCTACCGCCCCGCCCTCGAGCGCCAGACCACTGTTGCCGGCCGACAGGACACCAGCCGCGAAGCCGCCCGCACAGCCCTAGGGCGATCCGGTACGCAACGCGTCAGAATCTACGAACTGGTACGCGCCCACGCCGGCGGCCTTACCACCGATGACATACAGCGGCTGACCAACCTGCCTGTGAACAGTTGTAATCCTCGAGTGAACGAACTGGCCGCTGACGGCTGGCTGACCGATTCAGGGCAGCGCCGCAATACACGCTACGGCAAGCCGGCAATAGTGTGGGTGGCCCTATGAAATGGCTACGCCGCCGCAAAGAGATCGCCAACGATTACGCGGCCATGTTGGCCACCATTTACAACAGGGCGCAACTGATCAGCGAGCAAGACAAAGAAATAACCAGGTTGCGCCAAGAGCTGCGCGATCTGAAAAACCAGGCAACCCCGACTAACCCAGGAGACATTCAGTAATGACATTTGAACTGAACGGCTACGTGGACGTAAAAACCCGTCTCAGCGAAGCCCTAGCAACCCACCCAGAACTACGGATTACCGAACACAGGCCCGAAATCGTGCAAGTCGGTGAACAGTTGTTTGTCGAGTGCAGCGTCACAGTGTCCCGCAACCCTGATGACCCAATCCCCGTGACCGCCTACATGTTTGAGCCGTACCCTGGGCGCACCCCGTACACGAAACTGTCCGAGCAAGCCAACGGCGCAACCAGCGCCCTGGGCCGCGCCCTTGGCTACATGGGATTCGGGATTACGGCCAGCCTGGCCAGCGCCAACGAGGTGCGCAACCGATCCGAAGACGAACAGTATCCCGAGCAGGTGCAGGCGGCCCCACAACCGGCACAGCCAGGGCCACGCGTCACGAACCTGCAGGAGCGCCGCACAGGCACCGCGGCCAGCAAGTCAGGGAAATGCACTGACCGCCAGCTCGAGATTCTGCGAGACATGGCCGGTGAACGCGGCCTAGAGATCACCTGGACAAATGACCTGACATACCAGGAAGCCAGCGACATGATCACCACTTTTAAGACATTGCCGAAGGTGAAAAAGTGAAGGAATACAACCCGTACATAGTCGAGCTAAACGATAGTGAAGTACTGATATCCATTTTCTTGGACGATGACGGCGAAATAAGCCTGGTGGAATACGCCGAGCGCCAACACTCGTGGGAAACGTGGTCACCGCCGACCGAAGCGCGGCCAGCATGACCGAAAAACAGTTTCAGGACAAGGTAGTGGCCTACGCCATTTTGAACGGCTGGCTGGTACACCACGTAAAACCAGGCATGACAGGCCGCGGCCAATGGCTCACCAACGTGCAAGGCCACACAGGTTTCCCCGATCTGGTGCTAGCGCACCCAGGGCGTTGGGATAACAACCCGCCCCGCGGCCCCGTGCGCCCACAAGTTATCTTTGCCGAACTTAAGGCAGAAAACGGCAGATTGTCGGATAACCAAAAGAAATGGTACGTAACCCTAGGCGAAATCAAGCTATGGAACCATGACTTATTAGTAGAACTGTGGCGGCCTTCAGACTGGCCCAGGGTTGAAGCCCTGTTATCTGGCAACAAACTTCCTGGGGAACCGACCAAATGAGCAGAAAACTAACCAGCCAAGAGCGCGAAGAAATCAGGGCGCTTTTCAACCAGGCAGCAGAACTACCGGCCGCGGCGATTCTTGCCGAACTTAAAGAGGCGGCCAGCGATGAATGACCATCAGGTATCACAGCTAGTGGCCACCCTCGAGGGCGCATACCCACAGTCCAAGATCAGCCCCAGCAAAGTGCAGGCCACTTGGCAATCCTCAAAGCGGCTGCAGGCGTTCAATAACGCGCACAGGGCCGATCTAATCAACTACGTGCTGAAAGCGCACCGATTCTTCCCGAGCCTGCCCGAGATCATGGACGCATGCGACGCAGTAGAACCACGCGAGCGCGAAGGCGACTGCCTGGCCTGCAACGGCCTGGCCTATATCCACCACACGCCAGCAGGCGAAGAACTACGGCGGCCCCACAGGGTGACCACGGACGGCCGCACAGTCACGTTTGAGTACGCAGGTAAAGCAATCGAGTACGCCTACGTGGAACCTTGCCCTATCTGTAATACGTGGGATAGGCGCTAATCGAGGGCTGGCCGTGGTTTAGGGAGAGCCGCGGCCGGCCCTCACACAATCCAATAACGCACAAGGCTGTACCACCGTGGCAGGTGGCGGGGCAGGAATCCACGGGAACGTGGTGCTGTCGCCATGCAACGGAAGTGCTGTAGTGGGCCAGCGTTGCGTGGTGCGCCGCGGCTAAACAGCGTCGCAGTAATACAGAAATAGGGAACCAGGTAGGGCAACCTGGTGGGTGGGCAACTACAAAACCCTTTAACAACATGGTGAAACAATGTGTGTGTGTGCAACCGACTAGCGCACGAGAAAGGTAGAGATGCCAGGACAAGCCAGCAAAGACCTACGC